GAGAAAGGTTTATCTAATCAGTTAACCTATGCAATTGATGACTTGAACAATTTAGATAGCAAGGCAACAACATTTAGTAAGACAATAGTATTGCCGGGAACTGCAAACAATAACTATCTATTAGGCAACATCTTTGAGTTCAACAATGCAAACTTCACAAGTGATCAAGCGCCGAATGTAATGTATAACTACAATGCAAGTAAATCAGCGGTGTGCAGAATCGAAGTTGATGGATTGCAGATTGTGAAAGGAGTGTTTAGGTTGTTAGAGATAATAAGAGATGGCGAGAACATAGAGTACGAATGTGCGGTGTTTGGTGAACTTGGCGGATTGGTTACTGCATTAGGAAATAAGAGATTAGAAGATTTAGATTTCTCTGCATATAACCATGATTATACTTATGCGAATATTACTTCATCATGGAATAATACATCAACAACAGGATATGTTTATCCATTAGTTGATTATGGTAACTACTCAACTAACAAAAAAGATTTTCAATATAAAACATTCAGACCTGCATTATTTTTAAAGGAATACTTTGATAAGATAATGGCAAGCGCAGGTTATACTTACACAAGCACATTCCTTAATACTGCTTTTTTTAAAAGGTTAATTATTCCATGTAATCAAAAGAGGTTAACAAGAGCAAGCACAACTTCATTTGATGTATCATTTTCAGGCACTCAAAGTTATGGTAGCACAGGAGGTTCAGGTCCATTCTACGAAAGATTAGCACAACCAACTCAACCAACTTTAGGCTCATTTACTACAAGCGATAATAAGACTTTTACATACACAGGTGCAGCAACATTAACAGGAACTTTAAAAGTAAGAGTAATTGGAGATTATTCGAGTGCTGCTAACAATTTAACTATTGGTGCTGTATGTGGAAGTGCTTTTACTTTTTATGATTTTCCAGAGGATAGTGGTGTTGGCGGTGATCCTTTCGATATAACATTGAACTTAAATGTTAATATAAATACAGGCGATACTTTCTTTGTAGAAACAAGTACATTTGATGATACCATTCCTTTTCAATTAACTATTACAAGTTTATCTTCTAAAATTACAGGTATAGGAACGCAGCCTGTGGAAGTAAACTTAGGCGAAGCAGTTGTAATAAATGATACAATTCCTAAAGGTATATTCCAAAAAGATTTATTTACTTCAGTTTTAAAAATGTTTAATTTGATGGTTACTGAAGATAAATTTACAGATAACCATTTAAACATTGAGCCTTACATTGATTTCTATACAGGTAATATAATTGATTGGAGTGATAAATTGGACAGAGGTAAGCCTATCAGATTAAAGCCAATGAGTGAAGCGAATGCAAGGTATTACGAACTGAAATGGAAGCAAGATAATGACTTCTACAATGAAGATTATCGCAAGAAGTATAACGAAGGATATGGAGATAGAATATTCGATAATGGATTAGAATTTGCTAAAGACAAAGAAACAGTTGACGTAATCTTTGCGGCATCTGCATTATATGGAACTTCAGGTGAGGACAAAGTATTCCCTGCAATCTATAAGAAGTCAGACAACAATACAAAAGAAGATCAGATTGAACACATTGTTAGATTGATGCAAATAAAGAAACTCACAGGCGTTGCAAGTTGGAATATCTTAAATGGTGCAACTAATTTAGGAAGCAACACTACATACTTATATGCAGGACATTTAGACAATCCGGATTTACCGAATGCTGATTTAAACTTTGGAGCAACAAAGGAATTGTATTTTGATTTGGTAGCAGGTAACTTAAGCAATAATCTTTTCAATGTTTACTATTCACCTTATTTGGCAGAGATAACAGATAAGGATAGCAGATTGCTAACTGCAAACTTTAAATTAACGCAACAAGATATTTTTAATCTTGACTTCTCAAAATTTATATATATAGATGGTGGATTGTATCGTTTGAGTAAAGTGATTGATTATACACCTGAGAATAACGAAGTAACTAAATGTGAATTATTAAGAGTAATAAATAAAGTATATTAATGGCAACCAATAACACAACAGTAGCGATAACCATTTCAGCAGATACACAACCTGCTGAAACATCGGTTAAGAGTTTTAAGACACAATTAAGAGAAGCCAATGGTGAGTTAGTTGCAATGTCAGAAAAGTTTGGTGCTGCATCAACAGAAGCAGTTGCAGCAGCAAAAAAAGTAGCAGGGTTAAAGGATGCCATTGGAGATGCAAAGGCATTGGCAGAAACATTCAATCCTGATAAGAAGTTCGTTGCATTAGGTGGAGCAATACAAGGTGCGGTTAGTGGGTTTAGTGCGTTGCAAGGCGCATCTGCATTATTTGGTGGTGAAAGCAAAGAACTTGAAAAGACATTGTTGAAAGTTCAATCTGCGATGGCATTGCAGCAAGGGATTAGTGGGGTTTTTAATGCATTGGATAGTTTCAAATTGTTAGGTGCTGAAATAAAAGGAAACGTTGTTAAAGCATTTACAGGATTAAAAGCAGCTATTGGTGCAACAGGAATAGGATTGTTAGCAGTTGCATTAGGTGTGCTTGTTGCAAACTTTGATAAAGTTAAAGTTGTTATTGAAAAGCTATTAGGACCACTTGCTTCTGTTGGTAAGTTTATTGGTGGTTTAGTTGATAGAATTACTGACTTTATTGGTGTTACTTCTGATGCTTCAAGAGAATTGGCAAAGATGCGAGAAGAAGCGGATAAATCTTTGACATTAAATAATAAGTATTTAGCGCAGCATGGCGATCAGTTAGACAAATATACAAAGGCAAAGATTGAAGCGAAGAATAGATATTTGGAAGCGGTTAAGGATGAGAAAAACTCTGAAGCGGATAGGTTGGAATTTGCAAAAAGAATGAATCGTGAGATTGCAGCAGCAGATAAAGAAAGGTCAGATGATGCAGCAAAAGCACAAGCAGAAGCAGCAAAGAAAGCAGCAGATAAGCAAAAAGAAATTGATGATAAAAGAAAAGCAGATTTAAAATCACAACAGGATGCTTTGAGAAATATTATTAATAAAACTCAACAAGATATTGAAAATGATGCTGATAAAACTGAAGCACAAAAATTAGATAGACAAAGACAAAGAGATATAAAAGAACTTGATGCAATTAAATTAAGTACAAAAGAAAAAAGAGAAGCATTAGATTTAATTAATAAAAAATATGACATTTTAAATACTGAATTAGAAATTAAAACTAAAGAAGAAAAAGATAAAAAAGATAAAGAAGATGCAGAAAAAAAGGCTACTGCATTAAAAGAACAGGGTGATAGATTAATTGCAGCCGAATTGTTAAGAATTAAAACAATTCAAGATGCTCAAAAAGCAGCAGCCGAAGAACAAAAAAGAATTGATGAAGAGGCAGCAAAAAATAAAGAAATAGTTTTAAGTACAGTTTCTAATTTAGGAAATAGGTTTGCAGATATTGTAGGTAGGCAAACTATTGCAGGTAAAGCATTAGCCATCGCATCAGCAACTATTGATACATATCAAGCAGCAAATAGTGCATTGAAAGCCAACTATGGTCCTTTCGGTCCTGCGGCTGCAATAGCAAGATTTGTTTCAGTAGCTGCAACAATAGCAGCAGGTATAAAGAATGTTAAAACAATTGCATCAACACAAGTTCCCGGCGGTGGCGGCGGCGGTGGTAGTGTTCCAACTCCATCAATTCCAACTGCACCTGTATTGCCACAAGCATCATCCACAACAATCAATCAAGGGCAAATCAATCAGATAGGTAATGTTGCAGCAAGAGCCTTTGTAGTTGAATCAGATGTAAGCGGAAATCAAGAAAGAATACAAAGATTAAATAGGGCAGCGAGGATTAATTAAAATAATTTAAACTCTGATTCTTTAATGAAGATTGTTGCAATTTTCACTATACCATAACCACAATATATTGCAGTTCTTGCTTCTTCTTCAGTTTCATAAAAGTTTAAATTAGTTTCACAAATTTTACCTGTTCTTAAATCAGCATAAATATTACACCATCCTTCTTTCATATAATTATAATTTAAAACAAAAATACTTAAAAGTACAACAACTCAAAAAATAATATATAATAGTATGGAATTACCTATATACGAACTCAAAATAGTTGAAGATTTACAGGATGATGCAGAGGTGTCATTCGTTGCATTGGTAGACAAGCCTGCAATTCAAAAGGACTTTCATGTGTTTGGTGAATCATTTATTGAACCAAGCAAAGGCGAAGATAAACAACCATTCCTACAAAGATGCATTAGTTATGTAATTAACGAAGGCAAAGAAACTGAACAAGCGGTTGCGATATGCAATTCACTTTGGGAGAATCATTTTGCATGGGATATAAAAACAGAATTTGCAGAAACTTATAACGATTACCCAAAGGCAGCAGCAGAGAATGCAAAGATAGCTTTGAGATGGGCAGAAGAAAATGGGTGGGGTGAGTGTGGAACTCCGGTAGGAAAAATTCGTGCTAATCAGCTTTCTAATAATGAACCCATTTCAGAGGAAACGATTGCTAAAATGGCTTCATTTGCAAGACACAAGCAGAACTCACAAAAGGAATTAGGCGATGGTTGTGGCAGATTAATGTGGTTAGCATGGGGTGGTGATGAAGGAATTGAATGGGCAAGTAGAAAGTTAGAGCAAATAAGAAAGCAAAACTTTGTAAAGTTTGAAATAACAAACGAAGAACAACATATTATATCAGGACCATTAATGCTTGCAGATACTCCGATATATAGAAGCAATTCCAAATTCGGTGAGCATTATGTAACATTTTCACCGGAAACAATCAAAGATATTGCAATCAAATTTTCAAAGAAAGGATATCAAAAGAATGTTAATCTGATGCATGATTCAAATATGCAAGTTGAAGGATTGGTAATGTTTGAAAGTTTCATTGTTGATAAAGCAAGAGGAATATTACCAATGGCAGGATATGAAGATGCAAAAGACGGCAGTTGGTTTGGATCATTCTATGTAGAGAATCCACAAGTTTGGGAGTTAATAAAACAAGGCAAAGTAAAAGGCTTTAGCGTTGAAGGATATTTTGATTATGCCGCACCAAACAAAGAAGAAAGCTATGCAGAAAAAAAGTTAAGAGAACTTTCTGCTTTATTAAAAGTACCTTTTTAAAAAAAAAAATATATACTATTATGGAAAATGCAAAAACAATATTAGACAAGGTTTCTATTTTCTTTGCTGAATTAGTAAATTCTCCAATGGCAGATGCAAGTGGTGATGTTAGTGGCGCTCCGAAAGCGGAAGTTAAAATGATTGCTGCTAAATTAAAAGACGGCACTGAAGTTGAAGTTACTGAATTAGCACTTGGTGGTGTTGTAACAATCCAAGGGCAGCCTGCTCCTGTTGGTGAACACATGCTTGAAGATGGAACAAAAATAGTTCTTGGTGATAATGGTGTGATTATGGAAATCGAAGCACCTGAGGCTCCAATGGTTGAAGATATGAGTGCAAAATTTGCTGCATTTGAATCTGCAACAAATGAAAAATTTGCTGCTTATGAAAATAAGTTTGCAGAGTACGAAGTTAAATTAACACAAGCGAATAAAGTAATTCAAGGCTTGATGGATATATCAAAGTTGTTAGTTGAAGCACCAACTGCAAAAGCAGACGAAAGTGTTAAAACTCAAAACAATTTTAGTAAAGAAGTTGATGCAAGAAAAGCATTTGAGAATTTTAGTAAATCAATTTGTTCATAATTAAAAATAAAATAAAATGGGATTAGTATTTTCAGGCATAAGTTCATATACAAAGCAGCAGATTGCTCCTTTATTAACCGAAGCCGTATTTTCTGCTAAAACACAATCTTTGTTGAAAGCAGGTGGTATCTTATTACCAAAAACAAAATCATCTGTTGCAGTTCCAAAATTAGCAACAAATGCAACTTTCCAAACTGATGGATGTGGTTGGAATGCAAGTGGTACAACTACTCTTTCTCAAGCTACTGTAACAGTTGGTAAAATCAAAATTGAAGAAGCAATTTGTCCGAAAGATTTCGAATCGATTTTCGCTCAAGAGGCTTTAAGGTCAGGATCAACTTATGAAGATTTTGGTTGGGCTGAATTTGCTGATAAATTTGCAGCACAAAAAAATAAGATGATTGCTAAGCAATTAGAAGTTGCTTTGTGGCAAGGTGATACTACAGGAACTAACACAAACACAAACACTAATAAGTTTGATGGTTTGATTAAGTTAATTGACGGTGGTTCTCCGGTTGATGCAAACGTAAGTGGTTATGTAAGTGGCGGTCCTATCGCAACTATTACTGCTGCAAACGTAGTATCTTGTATCCAAGCGGTTTACAAAGCTATCCCTGTTGAAGTTGTTGATGCTGAAGATTTACACATCTTCGTAGGTAACGATGTTTACAGATTGGCAGTATTAGCTTACCAAGCATTGGATTTGTTTAACTACAAAATTGATGCAAGTGCAGATCAAATGTTCGTTATCCCGGGAACTAACGTGAAGTTAGCAGCAGTAAACGGATTGAACGGCACAGGTGATATCTACGCAACTACTTTGAGCAACATCGCTTTAGCTTTCGATTTAGAATCAGAAGAAGAAAATTATTCTATATTTTGGAGCCGCGACAACAATGAGGTTAGATATCGTGTGGCTTTTAAGCTAGGAGTGAACGTAGCTTACACAACATTGTGTGTGAAGTTCAAATCAGCAATCTAAATTTCTTAATATAGGGGAGTAGAAATACTCCCTTTTTAAAATATAATATTATGCCAGCAGCATGTGCTATACAAGCAGGATATACAATAGATTGTAGAGAATCAATCGGTGGTTTACAAGCGGTATTTATCGCTGAATTTGGCAATGTTACAAGTGTTGCTGAATCAAGTGGTTTAGTTACAGGTATAACCAAAGCAACAGGAAAAAGATTCTACAAGTTCGAAGTTCCAAGAGCAGTTGCAAACGCAACATCTAACGGAACAGGTAGTGAAGAAAATGGATCATTCTTTTATACTCATCAGGTAGTATTGCCAATCAACAAAAGAGATTCCACAACTGCAAATGTTATTCGTACTTTAGCGAAGAACAAATTAATCGTTGTTACTCTTGACATGGATGGTAACTATCGTATGTATGGAAAAGGTAATGGTTTATTTGTAGCAACAGTTGATAGCGGAAGCGGAACTGCAGCAGGTGATAGACAAGGCTACAACATTACTTTGACAGGTATTGAAAAAGATGAAATGTTGCAAGTTACAAGTTCAGTTGGTTCAGCATTAGAAACTGCAGGATAATTGTTTTAATTATACTTTAAGTTTCATAACATAAGATAGTTTGTTTTAGTCATAGTTTAAGTTTTGGTTTACCCTACCTACTTTGTGTAGGTGGGGTTTTTAATATAAAGGATATGTTACACATTACAAAAGGGGTTGAAGCACAAATTATATTTACAGGATATGAATTAGCAACATTAACAGATCCAAACTATTTATTTGTTTTTACATCTGCAACAGAAGAGGAAATCAAATTTGTACCAATTCTTTTTTTTATAGAAACGAATAGATATCAAAAAGCACTTATACTTGATACACAATTTGCAGATGCTGAAGCAGGTACATGGAGATATAGAATAAGAGAACAAGTTAGCAGCACAAATACCGACGAAGCATTAAGTGGAAACATTGTTGAAGAAGGTTTTATGTATTTAGATGAAAGCACTACCTTTGCACCAATAGAATATAACGAACAAGATAACGAATTTAAAACATACGATGGTGAATAAATTAAGAAACATAATCACGCTACAATTTGACCAAGCGCAGCAACCTAAATTTGAAGAAAAGAAAGGTAAAGGCTATGTTGAGTTCGGCAGTAAAAATGATTACTCGAATTATTTAATTGACCTTTATAGTGAATCTCCAAAGCATGGTGCAATCGTTAAAGGAAAAGTAAATTATATATACGGAAAAGGGTTTGAAGAAGTTCCAAAAAATGCAAACAGTAAGGGCGAAAGTTGGAATGATATTTTAAAGAAATCGGTATTAGATGATGAATTGCATGGCGGTTATTATTTGCAAATAATCTACAACACATTAGGGCAGATAGCAGATGTTTATCATTTGCCATTTCAGATGGTTAGGGTTTCAAAAGATGGTTTAACATATTATGTAAAGAACGATTGGAGTGCAAGCGAGTTCAAAGAAAAGGTAAGAGAATATCCTGCATTCAATTTGAACGATAGAGTAGGCAGTCAAATCTTATTTGTAAAGCAATACAATCCAAAGAGTGAGGTTTACCCATTGCCTTCATATTTTCAAGGCTTAAATTACATTGAAAGCGACATACAAGTAAGCAGACATTTGTTGGGTAACGCAAAGCATAACTTTGTTGCAACTAAGTTGATTAATTTCAATAATGGTTTGCCACAGGAAGAAGAACAAGGCGAAGTTGAAGCGGATTTAAAAAGAAAGTTTGGCAGTCATGATGGCGATAGGTTTGTAATTAGTTTCAATCCATCAAAAGAGAATGCAGTTGATATACAGAATCTTGGTGAAACATCTTTAACAAAAGAAGATTTTACGAATGTAAATAGTTTAATTCAACAAGAGATATTTGCTGCGCATCAGATTACTTCAAGTCAGTTGTTTGGTATTCAGGGAACATCCGCATTCAGTAGAAATGAATTAAGGGATGCCTATCAAATATTCAACAATACTTATGTAAATGCAAGGCAGCAAGATTTAGAGGTTGTATTCTCTAAATTGATGAATGAAGCAGGAATTGCAGGAGATTGGAAGATAGTTCCTGTTGAGCCTTTGAGTTTTGAGTTTAGCGAAGGTATTCTTGCTGCTAATATGACAAGAGAGGAAATCAGAGAAAAATTAGGATTGAAGCCAGAGAATGATACTAACCCAACAACTCCATCAACACCAACTCCAATGGGTGCAAATGATAGCATCAAGAATCTATCAGGAAGGCAATATCAGGGGGTTATGAGAATTGTTAGGCAGTTCACAAGTGGCAAATTGAATAAGAATCAAGCTGCATTGATGTTAAAAAGCGGATTTGGTTTCAATGATGAAGATGTGAATACATTTTTAGGAATAGATGAAGATCCAAAGAATGAATTTGCTGCATTGCAAGATGATGTATTGCTTCAAGAATTTGCCAATTGTGGCGAAGATAAAATGCAATACAATGAGATAGACAATCATTCAGCATCATCATTTTTTAAGTTCGCCGTTGATTCATTAAGCACAACGGAAGCGAATGTATTAGACTTGATGAGCAAAGACAAAAGAATTACAAATGAAGTTATTGCTAAAGTTCTTAAAGAGAAAGTTGAAACAATTAATGAGATAGTAAATAAATTAGTTGCTGATAATTTAATTAAGGTAACTGAATCGGATAGAACATTGGCAAAGCCATTGGATGAGATTAAAGGCGGCAACAAAAGTAAGAGTGGCGATATAGTTATAAGATATACTTATGCAGGACCACAAGATGCAAAGAACAGACCTTTTTGTGCAAGAATGTTAGACATTGCAAAACGTAAAGTTTGGAGCAGAAGCGACATTGAAAATATAAGTATGCGATTGGGTTATAGTGTATGGGATAGACGTGGCGGTTGGTATACATTGCCAGGAACGAATGAACATAGACCATATTGCAGACATGAATGGAAAGTATTAATATTAAAAAGAAAATAAATGAGTTTAAACATTCTTTTCATTAACGAAACTTTAATCAAAAGCAGAGTTGCAATAAGCGAAGCAATTGATGGCAAACAGATAAAGCCTGCTATTAAATTAGCACAAGATAAATACATACTTCCTGCATTGGGAAGTGGTTTGTATAATAGATTGCAAGAAGGAATCGAAGCCAATGATTTAACAAATGATGAAAGGGTATTATTAAATAATTACATTACTGATTCTCTTGTTTGGTTTACTGTTGGTGAACTTGTAACAATGACTTCATATCAATTCTTTAGTAAAGGAGTGTTGCAGAAAACTGCTGAAGAAAGTAATGCACCAAGCAAAGGTCAGTTAGAATTGATTGAAAGAAAATACATCAGCAATGGTGAGTTCTACAAGCAAAGATTGATTGATTATTTGAAAGAGAATTACGAATTATTTTTCACTTATTTGAATCCAGGAACAGGATTGGATGTTATATTCCCTGTAAACAAAGGTTATACATCCCCGATTTATTTAGGCAGAAATAGAGAAGAAAGAGATAATAGAATAATAAGCGGTGGAATGAATGGTGTTACCCCTGCTGAAGTTAGCTATGTTGTAACAGGTGTGGGTGATACCTTGAGTTTCACAGTATTGACTTTAGTTGGTAGAACATTGATAAGCGTAACAAGAAACGGATTGACAAAGATCAGAAGCAATACACCGGTAAATGATTTGAATTATTTACAAGTGAGCAATGGGGTTGTTTATGCTCCAACAGGTGATATATTTCAAGTAGGTGAAACATTCACATTCATATATAGATAGTATGCAAAAAAGAAGCTATAAGCGGGAGTTTGTAGACAAAGTAAAACAAAAGTTCAATGACTTACAATCAAGTAGTAAAAACAATAACAACTCTATTGCAAAGCAATGCAATGATAAAAGAGGTGAAGTTCGCAACTCCGCAAGAGTGGTTGTTCGCAACTAATCAGCCTACTTTTCCTGTTGCTTGTTTCATGATCAATTCAGGCAGTTTAAATATTGGCAGAGAGCAAGTATATAACTTGTCTTTTTGGTTTATTGACAAAGCAGGAATGGAGAATGAATTTGAGAAAGATGTAACCAGCGACATGATACAAGTTGCTGCTGATATTGTAAGCACTTTAAGAAAAGGAAGCAATCCTTATACTGTTGATAACACAATCGGTTATAGTGTAATATCAGACAAATTTGAAGATTATTTGGCAGGGGTAAATTTAACTTTTAACATAAATACAATTTCAGATTATGATGCGTGTAATATGCCTTTTATTGGTTAGTGTTATTGCAATAAAATTAAATGCACAACAATACACAAAGTTCAATGGTTATGGCTTTCAAGCAGATAGATTGAAAGCAGATAGTATTTCAATACATCCAAGCGATACAGTAAGAAACAAAGCAGCGAGAAGCATTGCAGTATTGAATGGAGTGTTTTATATTGCTGATGGAACAAAATGGAAAGTAGTTGGAACAGATACAACTTCACTTTCAAATAGAATAAATTTAAAATTGAATATTGCAGATACAATCAATAAATGGGTTACCAATGTTTACAAAGTAAATGATTCAACTATTGCAGTTTTAAAGAATGGAGTTGTTTCAAACATTGTTATTAATCCTGATGCAAAAAGATTGGTAACTAATGTTTATAATAATACAGGGGTAACAATTCCAAAAGGTAGTGTTGTTTATATCAACGGTAGACATTCAAGCAACTTACCTACTGTTGCATTGGCACAAGCAAATAATGAAGATAATAGTTATAAGACATTCGCATTAGTTCAGGATGACATACTAACTTCAAGTAGTGGTGTTGCTATTCAAGCAGGTAAAATTGAAAATTTGAATTTGCCTACTTCAACATATACCGATGGCGATATACTTTATTTAAGTCCAACTGTTCCGGGCGGTTACACAATAGTAAAACCATTAGCACCTTTTCACATTTGTAAATTAGGAAGCGTAACAAGGGCGCATCCAACATTTGGTAGCATTGAAATTAAAATAGAAAATGGTTGGCAGTTGGATGAACTTTCAGATGTATCAATTGCAGCAGTTCCTTTAGATTCAACAATCTTGCAATTCAGCAGAGTAGATTCATTATGGCATGATGTGAATCCAACAACTGCAATGGGGAATAGATTTGTAAAGCCAACAGATACTGCAACAATGTTAAGTCCTTATATCAGAAGTGCAGGTTTTGGTTTAACTAAATCAAGTCAATCATTGTTAGCAGATAGTTTGGTTTTAAGCACAAGATCATGGAGGCAAAAAGGATTGGATAGTTTGGCTGCTGTTAAGCAAAATAATTTAATTTTAACTACAAGTGGAACATCAGGACCTTCTACTTTAGTTGGCTCAACTCTTAATATTCCTCAATATCAAGGTGTTTTAACTAATCCAATAACAGGAACAGGTGTTGGAACTTCATCAGGTGGTCGTGTTCCATATTTTACAGGTACAACAACACAAGTAGGAAGTGATAACTTATGGTGGGATAATACCAATGCAAGATTGGGGATTGGTACGACTACACCACAAAATACATTTGATGTTGTAAGAGGAACTGCTGGTGCTATGTTAAGAAGTCAATATGAATCAGCATCTTTTTCTTTTAATGCTGATTCGAAAGTTGGAATATATACGGCTTCATCAAATACTGCACATGGTGCGAGTTTAATTTTTGGGCAAACAAATCTTCAAGCAAGTTCTGCTTATCCATCTTTTGAAATGCAATATGTTTATAGTTCAACAGTAGCAGATAATAATTGGAGAGTAAATTATACAGGTAGAAATTCAAGCGGATTGGTAACAACTTATGCAGCTAATTTATTTAATGTATATGCCGATGGAAGAGTAATATTAAATCCTGCTGCATCTGGTGTTACAGCAAGTGCAAAATTATTAATAGGAACATCAACCGACGCAGGCTTCCGTTTAGATGTTAATGGAACAGCAAGGGTGCAATCAAGTTTAGTTTTGAATGGCAGTTCATCTTTACTTAGTTCAACTTTATCAGCATATCAAAACAGTACAAATCGTGTATTTTCACTTGCATCTTCAGCAGCTAAAACAAATTCGGCAACAAGGATTTTATTTTCTTTAAACACTAATGAAGCATCAACACCACAATCTTTAGATTTTGCATATAATGGAGCAACATTTATTGGAGATAGATATTATTCAATACAAACAAGTGAAACAGGAGTTGCATATGGTGGAGGTTTTGTATTGCAAAAAGATGGTGGTTGGGTAGGTATTGGTTCCTCACAGCAATTTAGTTCGGCAGCTCTTGCAGTTACTTCAACTACACAAGGCTTCCTTCCTCCAAGAATGACAACTGCACAAAGAGATTTAATATCAAGTCCTGCAGCAGGGCTTGTAATATATAATACATCAACAAACAAACATCAAGGGTACAATGGTACAACTTGGAATGATTTCTATTAAAAATAAATAACAATGAAACAAATTCAACCGGTTAGTATTTGGCAAAATGGTCAAACAAAAGAAGCAACAGTTTTAAATGCTTATGTAGTTAGTGATAACCTAATTGATAGTGCTACATTTTATTATGCATTATCAACAACTGAAAATGAGCAATTATCTGAAGGAAATCTTACCATGAGTGGTGAAGATTACAAAGGTTTTGTAAGCAATGATTATGCTTATAATTGGATTGCAAAAGAATTGAAATTACAAATTTTATAAAATAATAAGATGCAACAAATAGATACAACAAGCATAAGGGGAACAATGATCACTTTTATTGCTTCATATTTTAGCTTCCAAGCGATAACTCCTGTATTGCAGTTTGTATCTTTGATAGTTGCATTGGCAGCAGGTGGAACAACTTTATATCTTAACATCAAAAAAATAAATAAAGATGGATTATAATTATTTGATTTTAGCTTATATAGGCTTACTTTTGCATTATCTTTTCAGATGGAAAGAAGTTGTTGATGAAAATAAACAAGTGAATTATAAGGCTGAATTGCCATCATTCATTATATCAATAATTGCAACAGGAATAATGGTTTATCTTGGTGATGATATGAAAGATATTTATCCATTAACTCCTGCAACTGCATTATTACTTGGTTATGGCAATCAATCAATTTTCAATAAGTTAGTAAAAAGTAAAAATTTATGAAGTATATTTTAATTTTGTGTTTATTGATTGCAGGTTGTTCGGCAGTAAAAAGAGTATTGAAAGATAAAGACAAAACTGAAATCGTTGGCAGAGAATGGGAGAAAAAGAATCCTTGTGTTAATGATTCATTTGTTACTTTTTTAAGTGATACATTGATAAAATTTGATACTACTTATAAATTCAAATTTGATACAATCAACAAAGTTGACATTGTTAAATTAGTTGATACTGTTCTAATCAAAAAAACAATCAGAATTAAAGATACATTTAAAGTATTCATAAATGATAATAGAAGGCTCAACATTGCTTTGGATTCAGTTAATCATTACAAAGGTCTATCTGCATATTTTAAAGTGCAATTTGAGCAACAAACTGAACAAACAAAAGCGCAAAAATACAGGGCTAATTGGTGGATGATAAGATTTTGGTTATTATTTTTGTTAATGTTGATTATATTTGTATTGTATCAAAAATTCAATAAATAGCTATGAAGCAGTATACAGTTTATTTTGAAATATTTGGAAAGAAATTAAAGATTAATTTGTATGCAAAATCAATGGCAGATGCCAAAGAAAAAGTATTGAAGAAAAAAGATGAAGCCTTTAATATTTTAAAGGTAGAATGTCCTGATGATGTAACATTTCTTAAAGATATATTTGGATTCAAATGATAATAGTAAACAAAGCTTGTATTGATTTAATCAAACATTTTGAAGGCTTATTCTTGAAGCCATACCTTTGTCCTGCAAATGTTGCTACAATTGGTTATGGAACAATCCGTTATCCAAACGGAACGAAAGTAAGATTAACCGATGCACCAATAACTGAAGCAAAAGCAATGGAATATCTTATGTTTGAAATTAATCAAAAAGCAAGAGCAATTGATCCGATGCTTCGTGAAGATTTAACAGGTAATCAGTTTGCTGCATTGATTTCATTTGCTTATAATTTAGGCGAAGGAGCATTGCGTAAATCAACCTTACTAAAAAAGGTTAATGAGAATCCATTAGATGCGCAAATTCGCAATGAATTTCAGAAGTGGATATATGCAGACGGAAGAAAATTAAACGGCTTATTAAGGCGCAGAAATGCAGAAGCGGATTTATATTTCAGCTAAAAAAAACTTATGATAATTAGACCTCGATTAACACAGGAGGAGTATTTATTTTTAAAAAAGAATTACAGAGCAAAGAAAGGAAACAGAGTATTAGCAATCGGTGATTTGCATGAACCTTTCTGCCTTGATGGTTATCTTGATTTCTGCAAAGAAGTATATGCAAAATATCAATGTAACAAAGTTGTATTTATTGGAGATGTAATTGATAACCATTATTCATCCTATCATGAAACTGATGTTGATGGCTTAAGCGGTGGTCAGGAGTTAGAGTTAGCGATTTTAAAACTTGCTGCATGGTATCAAGCCTTTCCTATTGCTGATGTAACTATTGGCAATCATGATAGATTGATAATGAGAAAGGCACAAACAGGAGCAGTTCCAAAGGCATGGATAAAGGAATATAAAGAAGTGTTGAACGTGCCGGGTTGGAATTTTACTGAAAGGGTTGTGATTGATGGAGTACAATACATTCATGGGGAAGCAGGAACTGCGCAAGCTAAATGCAGAGCAGATATGATGTCAACAGTACAAGGTCATTTGCATACACAAGCCTATACACAATGGTTTGTTGGTGCAAACTTTCGTATCTTTGGAATGCAGTTAGGTTGTGGCATAGATCATAACTCTTATGCTATGGCTTATGCAAAATCCGGTAAGAAGCCTGCAATCGGTTGTGGAGTGATAATTGATGGCGATGTTGCAATAAATGAATTGATGAAACTATAATAAAACTAAAATGAAAAAACCAAAGGGATTTAACAAAATGACTTTAAGAGAGCAAGAGATATGGCTAATTGCAGAAAGGGAAGCAATCAACAAAGCATTAGCTGCAAACAGCAAACAACTTGCAATAGTTCGTGGTGGGCAGAAGGTTGAGTTAAGCGATTATGAAAGGCATGATTTGGAGAAAGTATAAAGTCACCGATAAAGTCACCGATAAAGTCACCGATAGGGTATAAGTCGCAATTAAATAATTATACCATTTTTTTTGCAAATGCAAATTAATATATTTATATTTGCTATTAAATTACATTAAAGGGTATAAATATGGAAAACAATTTAATTTACGCTTTGTATTGTCCAATACACAATAAACCTGTATATATCGGACAAACAAGTATTGGAATGCATAGACCATTTGAGCATATAAAGGAAAAATCTCATAGCATTAAAGTTAATGAATGGATTAAGATTTTAAGATGTCAAGGATTAGAACCTATTGTTGTTGTACTTGAACATAATTTTGATAATAAATATCTTGATGATAAAGAGCAATTTTGGATTAATAAACATTTAAATAAAGGTTGTTTATTATTTAATCAAAATGCAGTATCGGTAGCATTTTACCAAGCAACAGAGTTTGATATTATTAATGCAGACTTTTTATATGAAATAAGAATGTTTGTAAAAGGTAGAAGAAAAATATTAAAAATGACTCAAAAAGAACTCGCTAAAAAATCAGGTGTTGGAATTCGTTTTTTGAGAGAATTAGAACAAGGGGCTAAATCAAATTTTCAAACAGAATCAATAGAAAAAATTTTAATGCTCATAGGAAATGTTAGACTTTCAGTTACGCAAACTATATCTGAAAGAGTATAAAAATGTCAAGTAAAGTGAGCAAAAAACAGGACAAATGTATGTTCAAAAAAATGTAATAAAACACATTTATTAAAACGAAAAAATGATACGCAAATATTCAATTATCAACCATCTCAACTAATGAAGTTACCAATCGGTCATGCAGGTTTCAATCCTGCGGTGGTTGTTTAAAATTATAAATTATGAAAGATAAAATAGTTGAATCAGTAGTTGCAAAATATCAGCAAAGAAGTGAAGTAGGCATTGGTAAATACAACACAACTTTAGAGAATAATAATGCTGATAATTTTTTCAAACATGCTCAAGAAGAAGCAATGGATTTCTCTTTGTATTTAGAAAAGATAATGCAGATTGTGAAAGAAACTCCAAACGATTCAGAACTTGGAGCTAAAATAAGAATGATGTCAAGATGATAACAAAAATAATATATAAGAAATTAGGCAGAGAAAAGCTTTGGGGTGAAGCAGATTTAGAAGATAATTCTATTGTATTAGATATTCGATTGAAAGGGAAAAAGCATCTTGAAATATTGACACATGAATCTTTACATATATTATTGCCAGGAGCAAACGAAGAAGAAATAGTTAGAATATCAACTGCACTCACAAAAGTATTGTGGTCAGAAAACTACAGAAGAATTGATAATGAAGATAATATTCCACTTCAAGATGGGAGTTAGATTATAACAGAGTATTGTCGCAATTACTAAATTAAATAAATATAGTAACTGCGAGAATACAAGTGTTATATGCAATTAATTTATAAGCGTATCTGACTTTTTTTTACACCTTTTACACTCTAAATTATTCCACCCCCAAATATTACCATTTGACCTACCAAGTATTTTATTTTTATGTCCTATAAAAAAACATATAAAAACATTAACTACACCTAACAGCACATTGGCGTTATTGCTTTGTTCTTCGTTTGATACTTTTGTCATAATATTAAAGTTTATTGTTTCTAATTAAATTTAGTGGCAACAACGCCAATCTGCAAACCGTTATGTCACAATAACATGAAACATGTTAAAAATTGAATAAATCAGTTCCCATTTAGGGAACATTTGTTATCATTGCATCGTGAAAGTTATTGCAAAAAGTACACAATTACAATCTCAAAACATAATCATATAATACAAAGAACTCATCAGGAGTTGATATAAACTCATATATACCACCACTCTTCCTTTCTAATGCTTGTTCAGTTAATTGATATTCTGAAGCCTTATCCTTACCAACTTTGATTTCAATCATTACTGATCTTCCTTTAATGGTTGCACTTATATCAGCAGTTCCTTTTCTTGTTGTACCGGGAATCCATTTCTTTACTGACAAATGCAATCCGCTTGCAGTTTTTTCAATGCCATCAATTAGCCTGCCTGTTGAATTTACCCTTGTTGCTCTCCATCCTTTCCATAAAATATAATTGGTGATAAATTTAGTCAATCCATTTGCCGTCTTATATTTTGGAAGCGTTGGCGCACAATAGAAGCCATCTGCAACTACTTGTGGATATTTCACTTTATAATATTCTAAATGTGCTTCGTTGTATCTTTCTTTGAAAGTCATATTAAAGGATTTAACGCTTTAAATAAATCTGCTTTGTTGCCTATCATGTAAACTTTGCCATTGTACTTCAAAGCATTCTTTATTCTTCCGGTTACTGAAGATTTTAATTTAACTTCAGTACAAACTTTTTTGAACTGCTCAAAGTTATTTTTTTCTGATTTATTGATTTGTGGCATGGGCGAAATTTAAGGGAGTGTTTCCACTCCCTATTAATCAAAACTAAAACTAAAAGGGCAAATCTTCAATTACTGCATTATTTACAGGCGATGTTGCTGCTGCTAATGGCTGCTTAATATTGCCGATGTATACTTTCTTTTCTCCTGCTTCTCTTTCTGCCTTGGATTGGCTTAATTGAATGCTTCCAATATTGCCATATTGGTCAAGTTCATCGTTTACCCAAACATTGATGTTTAGGTACTTTTTACCATTCTTTTCTGAAGTGGTGATTTTCTCTTTTGGGATATCTGTTAAACAGATTGATCCATTATACAACTTACTCATGTTATTGCAGGATATAGGGAGCCTGTGCCTTTAAAAGTTTTCCTTTATAAACTCCGCTAATAAATCTGCTTTGTTTACTTTAGGTATTGTATGAAATATTTCTGCTTGTTTATCTCTATCTAATTTGCCTTCATATTTTCGATATGGTGGCAATTCAATTGTTCGCAGCGAAGATAGTAATATTGGCTTTACAAATTCGCAAATACTACCAAAAAATGATTTTGTTTTTTGATATTCTTTATGAAGCATCTGCCTGTATAATTGTGCAACTCTGTAATGCTCGGCAATCATCCATTCTTTGAATTCTGTTCTCATAGTTTTTCTATTTCTTGTTTAACTTGGCGATACCATTGATGTTCATTATAATCAATCCTTACTTCATTGATTATTTCATCAACTAATTTTAAAGCGCAGATTTTATAATATTTGTTATTCGGTCCTGTTATTTCCATTCTATCCAATGTCCAATTGTAAACAGTATGGTTACCGAATTTATAAAACTCAACTAACTCTTTTGCTTTTTCTTTTGCTGTCATAAAAAATTTATTTCGTTTTTAACATTCTGCCAATATTTAAAAGGCAGGTTTACTTCATCAGAAACCAATTCTTCAATCTCAATTAGTTCTTCAATAATTTCATCTATTACTTTGATTGCATATTCTTTACCGAATTTTCTAATTAAATACTTTGCTTTGTCTTTTACTGTTTGATTATCCATGTTTAAGATTTTAAAAAATCCTGCCCTGTTGCCAATTAACTACTAACTAACCATCACGTTATTAATGTTTAAGGTTAAGGGCAGGAATAAGGTTATGAATTATATTCTTCGTCTAATTTTGCCTTTCTTTTCTGATAGGCAATTTCCCTTTCTCTATCTGCATCTGTTATTTCCATTGATAGTATCTCTTGCAATGTAGTCTTTCGATTGAAATCCCAAATTGCTTTACCACTACTTCCGGAAGTTATTGGTGGCACTATTTCACCATTTCTATCTATTGGGTAACTATCATTTAAGGTATCAAGCGTTCTCATATTCTAATGCTTTTAGTTTGAATGATGCAATTACTTGTTCTGTTTTATCTGCTGCTGATAATTGTTGCCAAATGTTTGTCAATTCTGCTTTGCTTGTTGCTGATGCTATCTTTTGCATTACTGATGTATCAGACTTTACAGGTGCTTGTGAATCTGCATCTTTGGTATCATCAATAAGGAACAATCCATTAAGGCAATACTTTCGAGCATAGGAAGATGCAGCACCAGATACCTGACTACCATCCATTCCTTTCTTGCTTTCCTCTTCTCTTGCTAATGCTGAAACTTCAATAACTCCATCTTCACTTTTGAACTTTGCAGTTGCTTTGATGTAGAATCTTGTTCCAATGTTTACTACTTCATCTGATATAATTAGTTTGCAATCATACTTGGCAAGTAATGGTTTGACTGCTTCAAGAATATCTTCACAATTTCGGTATTTGTACTTCCCGAATGAATTGTACTGATTCTTTGGTGCTTTTAATTCTGATTGGATTTGTGTGAGTTTGTTCATGTTAATGGCTGATATAGGGAGCAGCTGCCTTTATTTTTTTAGTAATAGTTTTAGTAAAAGTAATTCAATAATGAATGTCAATGCCATGCCTATCATATCTGTTTATTTAATGTGTTAAAGTCATACATGAATCCTGCATCTTTAGTAGCGATATAATCACTTGTTTGTCTAATATGATGCACTACTGTTGTATGATCTGAAATTGATGGCTTCAATAATTCAGCTATCTTAATAGTCGTTAATGAGGTATTCATACGAAGAAAATAAATAATGAATCTTCTGCAAGATACATAATCTTTATATCTGTTTTTCTTCTTTACTTCTTCAAAAGGTATTCCAAAATGATTGCAACAAATATCTATTATTCTATCGCTTTGCATCTTTTGAGATAGTTTAAATTCGCCATCTAAATCTTTTGATTTGCGAAGTCCCGGTATTGCGTATGCGCTGTATATCATTAGTTAAATATTATGTATAATGTTAAAATTAAAATGATAATCTCAATAATTGTTTGTTTCATGAGTTGGTGGGTTTATTTTTACTTCTTTAAAAATTCCTGCTAATTCTGCTGAATGCAATATTTGTTCAATAGCAGTAAATCCAACATTGGAGTTTTGAATGAGATGAGTTACTTTACCCACCATTTCGATTTTTTCTTGTAGGCTTAGTTCAAGCCATGAGTTACAGTTTGCCATTTGTTTTAGTTTTAAGATTTATAAAAAATAGTTGTCTTGTAATAATGCAGTAATAACTGCTGCAATGATGATGAAGATTAGTGCTTGTTTGTTTTCTTTTTTCATAATTAATTATTTTTATTTTTACGAATGATTTCTTTTTTCAATTCTTTAATTGCAGATATCTTACCATCCCGAGCATCATCAATTGCTGTTGTATTATTAGAAATACAAGATATTTCTTTATTGTAATAATTAGTAGTTATTTTAAAATGACCATAACCATTTGATGTAATTGTTAATTGATTTTTCATAGTTTTTTTCTTTTAGTTTGTTGCATATTTTTTTAAATACTCCTTAAATACAATATCTCTTTGTTCTTTCATTAATTCTACATAATTTTTGTTAAATAAACATTTTGAAATTTGATTTAATTTTTCTTGAGTTGTCATGTTTTTTTGTTTTAGTTTTAATTTGATAAAGCAAATATAAAAGCATTATTCCGAATAAAAAAATATTTTTTTAAAAAAATAAATTTTTTTTTTTAAATTCTTTTTTCTATACATTTGCAGCAAATAAATAATCTTATTATGAAAAACGGAAAAACAGTTGAACTTTCAACAAAGCAAGTAACTAAACTTCAAAAAGAATTAGATCAGTATCGAGTCAAAAAAGATTTTGAACGTAAACACAACATCTCTGTAATGACTGTTTACAATGTTGTAAGTAACAAAAGATGCAGCGAAAGAATTTATCAATCACTATTTAAAACCACAAAATCATGTTAGAACATACAAACGAACTAGAACCAATAGAATCAAAAGAATATAAGAAGCCAACTTCAAGAGAAGATGCAGAAAGATTGCTTAATGAATTTAAAGCATTAGGTTTAAGCCATATTGTATCAACTGCATGTGCAGTTAAAGTATGCGAGAATGTATTGAATAGCACAGTACATAATTATTTTACTCAAGAACATTGGAAGCAAGTAAAAAAAGATTTACTTTACAACCCTATTGGTAACACTGAATTAATATTTTAACTATGCTAAAACAAATCTTCACCGAATATAAAGCAATCGGATTGAAAGTAATTCCGATTGAATGGGATGTTGCTAATATGCAGCCTGTAAGTCATCACAATTGGAGTGAAGATAAAGAATGGAAGTTGCAAGAAAAGCATAATGCAATAATGATTCAAACAAAGGATTGTTATGCTGCTATTGATGTGGACATTAAGAATAGTAATGACAAAGAACTTTTCACAAAGTGGTTACAGATTGTTACCAACTCTGAACCTGATATACTTGATAAAGTTTACATTGAGAAAACGAAATCAGATGGCTATCATGTTTGGATTAAATACTGCAAACTGACAAAAAAAACTCAACTTGCAGGGAATGAGAAAGGAGCAGAAGTAATTGCTTTATATGCTAATGGTCCGCTTGTTTATACTTACCCAACTCCCGGTTATATTGAATTTCATCAATCAATGGCAGATGTTGAAGAACTTACTGATGATGAATACAACTATCTTATTCAAGTATCACAATACTTCAATGAGTACAAACCAACTTATGATCCTACAAAGAAAGCTATCAGCTACCCAAAAGGATTTGAAGCAGAGTTGTCAAATTATGACAAGTCACTTTCTGACGAATCATGGGAACTGCTATTGAATGACATTGGTTTAGAACCATTGCAAAACTTTAGGTATAATAAGAAGGATTCATTTGCTGCATATAAGCGAAAGGAATCAACATCCAATGCTATTTCTGCAAAGGTTTACTTCAAAAGCAAAAGAGTATTATTATTCACAGCATCAATGCATGACTTCCCTAATTGGCATAACAAAGAACAATATCCGATATGGGCTTTACCGCCATCATTTGTACTTTACTATAAGTTTGGCAGAGATTGGGATGCAGTATTGAAATACATCGGTTGTAGTAAGCCATTGGCTATTGATTTCCCTTTTGAGATATTTCCCGAAAAGATAAAGCAATCAATATTTGATGTAGCAAAGGAAAGATCATTGAATCCTTTGTTTCTTGCAACTGCAGGACTTTGGACTATATCTTCTTTAGCAGGAACTTGTTATACTTCTGCATTCGGAAACGATGGTAAGAACATTCTATTTTGCATGTTGATAGCACCTGTATCAGTTGGTAAAACTCCTGCATACAAAGCAATGTGCGAAAGTCCATTAAAGCAACTGCAAGAAATTGAAGATGACAAATTCAAAGTTGATGTTGCTAATTGGAATGCTGAAAAAATGCAAGCATTGAATGACAAGAAACAATTCACAAAACCAAAGCCAAAGCGATTCATCCCATTTGCAGTTGATGGAACTACTGAAGGTTATATCGGACTTTGCCAAGATCAATCAGCAGGAATAGGAGTGTATCATGATGAAGCAGAAACCATCCTAAATGCAGGTAGTTTTAAATCAAACAATGATTCAATTAGTTTCTTTACACAAGCCTTTGGCGGTGGTAGATATACTCAAATCAGAGCAGATAGAGACAAAGAAAGAGTTGTTCAAGATTTGAACATCAATCTACTTATGGGAACGCAACCAAGCCGAATGAAGAACATCTTTACTGAAGATAGGATAGCTAATGGATTTGCATCCAGATTTCTTATGGTTGAATCTGAATATCTACAACTAAATGAAGATGCAGATCCATTTACTTCATCAAGACAAATATGTAATGAATGGGTAAATCTAATACATGACTTGTATAATGTTAATAAAACATATTGCGAGAATGAAGCAACACCATTGCATATTGAAATAACAGAAGGAGCAAAACAATTGTATCGCAAGTATTATAAAGAGAATCTACAATCCGCAAATCAAAGAATTGCAGATAATATCGAAGGTCATATCATTGGAACACAAGCAAAGATGTCAACCTACATTCCTCGATTAACTCAATTAATTGCAATAATTAATCAACCTTTACAACCTATTGTAACTGAAGAAGTTGTAGAGTTAGGACAGCGTTTATTTCGTTTCTATTCCAATAGTACGATTTCAATTATTTCAAAGATATTTATGGAAGCAGATACAGGACTTCCTAATGAATTGGAATTGCTTTACAATGCTTTGCCAGATACATTCACAAATAAACAAGCGGAAGAAACATGCATCAAGTTGAATTTACCCATAAGAAAATTTAATATAGCACTTCGGCGAAAGGACTTCGGCAAACTATTTCGGAAAGTTAAACATGGAGAATACACTAAAACAACATAAACTATGACACACGCATCACTATTTTCAGGAATCGGTGGATTTGATTTAGCAGCGGAATGGGCAGGTTGGCAAAACTTATTTCATTGCGAATGGAATCCATTCGGACAAAAAGTATTAAAACATCATTTCCCAAATTCAATCAGTTACAATGACATCACTAAAACAGATTTCACTATTCACAGAGGACAAGTTGATATCCTTACAGGAGGATTCCCTTGCCAACCATATTCAAGTGCAGGAAAGCGACTTGGCAAAGAAGATGAACGCCATCTCTGGCCGCACATGCTTAGAGCAATTCAAGAAGTTCAACCGCGTTGGGTTGTGGGCGAAAACGTTCGCGGACTTACTAATTGGAATGGAGGGATGGTATTCGACGAAGTGCAGGCTGACTTGGAAGCTGAAGGCTACGAAGTCACACCGTTTCTACTTCCAGCTTGCGCCGTCAACGCACCCCACAGAAGAGACAGAATTTGGTTTGTTGCCTACTCCATTAGCATCAGAGGGAACAAAAATGAGTGGAGGACTAACAGAGAATCAAATGAGTTTGACAAAGATGGCAAGAAATCAAATGCTTCCAACACCAACTGCAATGGACTCAACCAATGCAACAGCGACAATGAAGTCAACACAAGTGAAAGAGGGCAGTATGCATTCAGTAACATTGAGCAGATGGGCAAATCGAATTCTACCAACACCAACAAAGTCGGATTTTCAGCCGAGATGGAAAACGGAAAATTGGGAAGGAACTTCGGATTTGCCATCAGTAATAAACGAGATACTTGGGACTCGTTCCCAACTCAATCCCCTATTTGTGGAGGAGATGATGGGCTTCCCAGAGAATTGGACGGTATTACCTTTTCAAAATGGCGGCAAGAATCAATCAAAGCATACGGAAACGCAATAGTTCCACAGGTAGCTTTTCAGATATTTAAAGCCATAAACCAATACGAAGCACTATAAAAAGTGCTTTTTTTATGTCAATATGCACCAATATGCACCTCATTTGCACCTCTGAAACCCTTACCTGTAAAGGATATGCACCATAAACAGTGCTTTTGTAGAATTATTAGAAGTAAATATTATTATTATTAAAAAAAAAGTATTTCAAAAAAAATGGTGCATATGGTGCAAATCCTTACCACCATTGACTTTGAGAGGTGCAAATCAAGTGTTTTTGAGGTGTATATGGTGTTTTTTAAAAAAATATTTTGTCAAATCAAATACTTGTTTTAATTTTAAGTATCTTGGAATGTAACAAATACATAGAACAAATATATAAAAGCAAAGAGATTAACTCTTTTATTGCTTCAATTCATCCTGTTTCATTACAAGACGATTTAAGGCAAGAACTTGCTTTGGCTTTACTTTCTATCGACTGCGATAAAATAATCGAAATTTCGGCTTCTAATGGCTTAATGGGATACTCTATAAAGATTCTCAGCAACATGGCTTTCAGTAATACATCACCTTTCTATAAAAAGTTTAAAAAAGATGAGTACGAAAAAGCTATCGCCTACATGCGAAGTCAAATGAATTTACCGGTATTGAATCCTAAACTTTCTAAATTGGTAAATGAAAGGCTTCTGCTTAAATACTCAATCGATGAAATGGAAGCACATGAAGCAATTCTATTCAATAAATACGTAGAAGTAAGAAGTTGTCAGCAAGTTGCTGATTACTATTCAATTCCTTTAAAGCATGTAAAGGATGTTATTCGTAAAACTAAAAAAGAATTAAAAGACTTATGTACATCACAATTCTAGCAGCATGGTTATTTGCTTACTACTTTGTTAAAGTGGCATTACTACCTAACAAGATGAAGAATCTTTACAACATTCCATACACAAAACGCATTAAGCCTTTTGATTGTGTTACCTGTCTTTCAGTATGGAGTGCTGCAATACTTTACTTCCTACCGATTGAAGTATCACAATTTCTTGTCATCACTTTTGGTGCAGGATTCATAGGACAAATAATTAAATAATGAAGAACACTACTAACAACAAAACTTGCTTCGGTAAACGTAAGCATGGTAAAGCGAAGAAATCCTACAACAAAAATGATAGGAAAGAACGCAATTATAGGGGGCAAGGAAGATGAGAGTATTAGGGCTAATGAGCAAGTGGTCAGGTTGTGGTTGGCATCGTGTGATGTTACCATTGGCATTCCTACCAGATAGCTATAACCATGTTACGAATATTCCTAGTGAAGAACTCTTCAAAGAAAGGCAGTTTGATATTTTGCTTTACAATCGCTTCTGCTTTTTTGATAAAGATTGGGAACTTACAAAGTCAATATTTAAAGTTGTAATGGATCTTGATGATGATTGGGAACTTCCTGTAAAACATCCTATGTATCACTTGTATAAAATGCAAGAAGAAAAGATATTAAACAATATTTCAAATGCTGACTTGGTTACTGTTACAAATCAAAGGCTTTATGACAAGGTTTCTAAACTACACAACAATGTTGTTATACTCCCGAATGCTATCCCTTTGGGTGAACATCAATATACTGATGAGAAACTTGAATCTGATTTAGTTCGTATCTTTTGGGCAGGTGGTTCATCTCATCTTGCTGATATGTCTATACTTCGCAATCCTATAAAGAGATTGAATGAACTTAACAATATCGAAATGGTCTTAGGGGGTTACACCGATACTGATCCTGTATCAAAAGAATATTGGGTTAAGATGCATAATATCTTTACAAACGGCAATAGGCTTAAGAATAGGAAATTAGAAGGCACAATGCCAAACGGTTACATGGAGCATTATAAACATGCAGACATTATGCTAATACCTTTAGAAGATAGCAAATGGCATGGCTGCAAATCAAATCTAAAAATACTCGAAGCAGCAAGTAAACGAATACCATGTATCGTGTCTAATGTTGAACCATACAATGTGGACAAAGATTGTCCTGTTTTATTTGTCAATAGTCAATCCGATTGGAATAAACATATCAAATATTTAGTTAACAATCCTGAAGAAAGGATAAAATTAGGAAATCAATTATATGAGTGGGCAAAAGAAAAATATAACTATCAAGAAATCAGTCAAAGAAGATTCGAAGCATATTCAAGTCTTATTAAAGCATAAGCATCACTTCGATTTATTTATCAAAACAGGTGAATTGGTAAACTTTAATGCTGATACCCAAGACGAACTTTTTAATATATATAAAGAGAAGTTTCCTAATTATGACTACAACCGTAGATGTCCTGCTTGTGTGGCAGAGTTCATGGTTGCAGTTTATTCTCATTTTAAAAATGAATTATGATAACACCGGAAGAGTTCTTGCAAACAGAAATAAATATGGGAATATCATTCCAAAGTGAGCAGTTCGTAAACTTAGCGAATTATACTGCTCAACAATTGAATGGTTATCCTATCAAGTCTGTAATGGATTACGGAGCAGGAACAGGTGTATATTCTGATGCATTTTATAAACTTGGATATGATGTTAAATGCTTTGAAATATGGGAAGCACATCAAAACTATATCAAAGCAAATGCGCCACATTTAGAAATCATCAGTAAGCCTGTTACAACCGATTTAATGCTATTTATTGAAGTTGCTGAACATATGACTGATAAAGAACTAAAGGCATTGTTTAAAAAGATAAAGCCTAAATACATTCTTTTCAGCTCAACAAGCGAAAGTAAGCCGGGATGGGATGAACAATGGGGACATATAAATATTAAACAACAAAATGAATGGGTTGATATGTTCTTTGATTTTGGTTATAAATTAAGCAAAGAATTATCACAACCTACAACGTATACAAAATTATTTGAGATAAATGAACAAGAAAAGTGATGAATTTATAGAAAATCTTCCTAAATATGCTGATGAGTATATTATGGAATGTTTAACTAAAACAAAAGAGATTGCAACAGGTAGCGGAAAGATAGTTGCAGTTAAAGAAAGGCAATTACCTACAATTGCTTATTTCCTCAATATATGGCTTCCTTTTTTCAAAGGTGAGGAGTTTAGTCGTGGAAGTTATTACGCATGGTTAAACTCAACGGATGATGCCAAAATGAACACTATAAAAAGAATTGATGATAAATTTACTGCACTTGCAACTGATATTGTGGCTAATGAAGGGAAAGGAATATTTTACGCAAAGAACAAATTAGGCATGACTGATAGATTAGCAAATGAATCTACAAGCATTGAATCCATTACTATCAAATACGAATAGTGAATATTACTTTAAAACTAAATACTCCGCATCCAGCACAAAAGAAAGTACTTGAATCTGATGCAAGATTTAGAGTAATGATGTGTGGCAGAAGGTTTGGTAAATCACTAATTAGTCAGAATATTGCAATTGAAAAAGGTATTGAACGTAAACAAGTTGCTTACATTACACCTACCTATGCTTTGGGTAAGATATTCTTTAAAGAAATTTGCAAACTACTACCTGAAAAGATATACAAGAAAAACGAAACTGATTTACTAATTGACTTTGTTACAGGTGGTTCAATTCGTTTCTTTACAGGGGAAAGGTTGGATGCATTGCGAGGAACTAAATGGCATCTTGCAATAATAGATGAAGCATCATACATACCTAATTTAGAAGATGGTTGGAATAATTCTATAAGACCTACATTAACTGATTACAAAGGAAAAGCTATATTCCTATCAACTCCAAGAGGTAAGAACTATTTTTACTCCTTATTCATGCGTAATGGCGAAGATGGTTGGGAATCATTCAAATTTAGCACATACGACAATCCACATATTGATTCAACTGAAATAGATGCAGCAAAAGCACAACTTCCTTCGGTAGTATTTAAACAGGAATACATGGCAGATCCAATGGAGAATGCAGCAAATCCATTTGGTAGTGAACATATTATGCTATGTTGCAAAGAAACTAAAGGAACACCTGCATATTATGGAATTGATTTGGCAAAGTCAGTCGATTGGACTGTTATTGTTGGTATGGATTTGAATGGCAATGTAGTGCAATTTGAGAGATTTCAAAAAGATTGGCTACAAACTAAAGAAACAATTTTAAGGCTGCCAAAACATCTGCCTATTGTAATTGATAGCACAGGAGTTGGAGATGCTATTGTTGAAGATTTGCAAAAGAAGTTTACACAAATGCATGGCTTTAAATTTACTGCAACAAGCAAACAACAACTTTTAGAAGGTTTAGCATCTGCAATACAAACAAAGTCCATTAGTTATCCTAATAATATAATCAAACAAGAACTTGAAATCTTTGAATACAAGTTCACACCAACAGGAGTTCGTTATTCCGCTCCGCAAGGATTTCATGATGATTGTGTTATTGCATTGGCATTGGCTAACAAATGCAGATTAGACCATAAATTCAAAGGTAAATACCATGTCATCTAAAAACTATATATATAACGTATGAAATTAACAATTAAGAAATTTCAGGAGTTGCATTCCATTACTACAATGGAGATGGATGAGTTCGACAAGTCTGTGAAGTTGGTTGAATGTTTAACTGACAAAACACCTGCACAAGTTGAAGCAATGCCATTGAAAGAGTTTGAAAAGTTGTGTAATGATTTAAACAAGTTATTTGATATAAAGGTAGAGCAGTTGCAGAACTCAAAGCCAAAAGCAATGATAGTGGCAAATGGTAAGCCATATCATTTGAACTTCAATATCATGCAACCACCATTCAATGCAGGTAGATATGTTGAGGTAGCAACATTTGCTACTGATACTATTGGGAACTTGCACAATATACTTGCATCAATGGTAACACCTTTGAAATGGAATTGGTTGAAGATGCGATATGTAAAGTTGCCCTATGATGCAACAAAGCATGAGCAGTATGCAAACGATATGTTACATGCTGACTTTGAACATGCTTATCATGCATCGGTTTTTTTTTATCTTGTTTTCACCAGTTCAATCAGAAATTCAAAGGATTATTTGGTAGCGGAGATGATAGCAGCGGGAGTGAAACAGGAGGAGGCAGCAGAATCCATAGAAACTTTGTTGAAAGTTTTGGATGGATGTATAACGCAAAAATGGTATCAGAGTTTGAAGCTATCAGTTTAGATGCCGTTTGGGATTTACCTGTAGTTCAATTCTTAAATGACTTGAACTACCTAAAGCAAAAAAGATTAGTTGATGATGAACAACAACAAAAGTTGATAAATGAATATAAGTAAAAAAGATCTAAATGATTTAGAAATATTTTCGCAAGAAGAGTTTGGTGAATTTGTCCAGGTTACTGAAGCAATGGATAGAGTTGCAAAGATGTTTCTTGAAAATTTAGAAGCAAATATCAATGCAGCAAAATTTTCAGGTAGTGGATCATTGCTTTCAACTATGGATTATAGAGTTTCTGATGATGGTAAATCAGTTGATATAATACTAAATAACTATTACGATTATGTCAATCAAGGGGTGAAAGGTTGGGGAAGTTCAACTAATGCGCCAAATTCACCTTATGCTTATAGCAAGAAAGCAAAGTCAAGTTCAAATGGCGATTTTAGAAGATCAATAACAGAATACATTTCATCAGGAAAAGCAAAATTAAGAAATGTGCAAAATGATAGAGCATTCGGGATTGGTATTGAAGGAAAAAGAAAATCATTGATTGATGCAAGAGTTGATACAATGATGTATCTGATTAGAAGATTCGGGGTTAAAGCAACAAATTATTTCACAAAGACAGTCAATGAAAGTAGAGATGACATTCAATTAATTATAGCAGAAGCAGTCGGAAAAGATTTCGTTTTAAAATTTAAAGTTAAATGATAACACAATTAGCATATCCATCAGGAGAGCCAACAGTACAAGATGCACTTTGGCATGTATTTTCAACCAATGTTTCAGGACAAACAGACTTCAAGTTTGTCTTTGATTTATACGTTGGCGGAGTTCAACAATCAAGAGTAAAACTATTCCCAGAGCCAAACAATGGCAAAGGTTACTTTGATGCAGCACCTGTAATAAGAAACACATTCACTTATGAGTGGCTTACACCTGCAGAAACTTTTTTAATATGTGAGCCGAATGCAAGTGGGCAAGCAAGTCAAACATATCAATACAGAATAGGTGAAGAATATTCAGGGGTAACGTATTTGAATTTAGCAAGTGGCAATATTACTGCATACAATTGGAATGCTCCTTTGTTTAAGCGTAGGCAATCTGATTTAACTGCAAAGCAAAACAAGTTCATGACTAATCGACCTAATACAATCAATGCAAGTTTAGGCGATAATATCTTCATCGGAGTTTATGATAATAACTTTGCATGTGATATTAAAGCGTACAATGAAAGTAATGCTTTAGTAAGTACACAAAGTTTGACTTTGACAAATACAAAGTTTGCACAATTGAACATAGGAAGCAAAGCAATCAATACTTATTTCAGCAATACGAATATCAATTCAACTATTAAGTATTACGAAGTTGTTTCTGCAACAGATAGCATCAGAGTTAATCTTGAATGCAATCCAAAATACGAATCATTTAATCTTCACTTCCTAAATGATTGGGGAATGTTCGATACTGCAAAGTTTGGTTTAGTTTCAAAGCTAACAATGGATATTGAACGCAAAGGATTTGAGAAACGTGATTATTCTCTTGGCAGTAATGCAGTAACTTATTACACAAATAATAAGTACAATGAAAGCAAAATCAATTACCAAAATAAAAAAGATTATAGTTACAAGCTAACAATGGATGCGCCAACTGATGCAGAGTATGAATGGTTGGCAGAATTGGTAGCATCTCCGCAAATATACTTTGAGAAAGATGGTTATTATTATCCTGTAACAATCAAAGCTACTAACTATGAGTTCAGTAAATATGTAAACAATAGATTAAGAGTTTTTGAAGTAGAAATAGAAATGAATCAAACAAGATACAGTCAAATAAGATAAGATGACAAAAATATTTATCGAAGGCTATGAATTGGACTTAAGTAAAGGTTTATCTAATCAGTTAACCTATGCAATTGATGACTTGAACAATTTAGATAGCAAGGCAACAACATTTAGTAAGACAATAGTATTGCCGGGAACTGCAAACAATAACTATCTATTAGGCTCT